GGGAACGAACAACGCAACTATAACGCTTACAAATGATACAAGTGCAATAACTGGATATAAAGCAAATGAGGGCATTTTCTATATTGCGCAGGCAAACTTCACTTTTGCGGGTATATCATATTTAATAGGTGACTGGGTAATATCCAATGGCGCAGGGTGGACAAAAGTTGATAATACCGACTCGGTTACAAGTGTTAATGGCAAGATTGGTACTGTTGTCTTATCAGCAGGCGACGTAGGCGCATTACCAAGTAATACAACCTATGTAAGCAGTGTTGCACAAGGAAGTGAAAATGGCACTATTGCGGTTTCAGTAAAAGGCGGAACTGCGACAAATGTAAAGGTCAAGGGACTTGGAACTGCTGCGTATAAAACGACTGGCAAAGATGTTGGCAATGTGCCTGTAATTGGGAAAAATCTTGGTCAAACAGCAAATGTACCTGTTGTAACTAATACTTTAGGTGAGTTGGTCGCCCACTCAAGTGGAGCGTTGGGAGCCGCCGCATTTAAGGGTGTAGATACAACGCCTACGGCAAATAGTAATAATCTTATAACAAGTGGTGGTGTAAAAACTGCAATCGACGCAATACCAAAAGGAAGCGTAACGAGTGTTGGTTTAACAATGCCAACAGGGTTTAAGGTAACAGGCTCTCCTATAACTACTGCGGGAACACTTGCCGTATCGCTGTCCGATGGGTACAGCTTAATGCGAAAAAAGGTGTTTGATATTACAACATCTACGGCTGTGGATACGGGAACCACCGCGACTTATACTCTTGCGCATAATTTAGGGACCAAAGATGTTTGTGTAACAGTAAGAGAAACAACGAGCGGCGAGATTGTATTAACCGATATAGTTGCCGCCACCGACAATGCAATAAAGATAATTTTTTCGGCAAAACCAACAATTAATTATAGAGTTGTAATAATTTAATATTGACAAAATATGATTTATATGGTATAATATAGGGGCAATTGTTAGAGGAGTATATGAAGAATTATTCGTCAATAACTGAAAATAAAGATATTTTAACAAAGGAATACGCTGACTCTACTTATGCAAAATTAAATGATATACCAACATCAGTAAATGGATTAGGAGGCGGAACACTTACAAGCCCACTGACACTTACAGGCGGTGATAGTGCAACCGCTTCAAAGATAATTTTATCGTCAAATGGACAAATTACTGATAGCGGCACTTCGACGATGTTAGGTTTTAGTGGTGGCAACTATATTGTTGGTAGTGCAAATTACCCTACAACTTTTAGGGGAAAGCAAACAAGACCTCCTTGGAATGGAAAAGATTTAGCATTGTATAGTGATATTCCTGCGGCTGTAACCGAAAGTACTGTTTCGGGGTGGGGGTTCACTAAAAACAAAGGTACGGTAACCTCGGTTGCTGTTAAAATGAATGGCGCAACAAAAGGGACAGTAACAAGTTCGGGAACGATTGATTTAGGTACGGTAATAACAAGTCATCAAGATATTTCAGGGAAGCAAGATAAGATTACACCAACCAACAAACTCCCTGCTTCGTTAGTTAGTGGTTTGGCAAAAGTTGCAACGACAGGAAGTTATACCGATTTATCTAATACACCGACTATATTAAGCGAGGCAGATGTCAAGGGTATAAAGGTCAATAATGCCACATACGCTGACAGTGCAGGATATGTAAAAAATAGTATGGTGTATCAAGGTGTTGGAATGAACGCTAACGCCAACTATTCAGATTTTGTAACATATAACGGTTCAACTGCTCGCTCAATAAAGTTTTACAAATACGACTTTCAAATGCAGGACGCATTGGGTTCTGGCGACGCTGAATTAACCTTGCGTAGCACTGGTGTTACAGCAGGCACTTACAATAGTGTAACGGTTGATACAAAAGGTAGGGTTACGGCGGGGACTAACACTCCTGCGGTTGATACAAGTAACTTTGCAAAGTTAGATACGGAAAACACTTTTACGAAAGGGCAAGTCATAACAGGTGGAACTTCTGACGGATATTCGGTAAAGGCGGGTGGCTATGTCAAAGGCTCTTGGTTGCAGTCGGGGGTTATGAATAATAAGGGTTCAAACACGGGTAAGGTGTGCGTATTCGACGGTAATGGTTGGATATATTATAGGACACCGAGCGAGATTTTGAATGAAGCAAGTGGTGTCCCTAAATCCGCTTTCTCTCTTTCGGGTACAACATTAACAATAACTATATAAGATTATGGCACTAAATTTTAATTCAGTAGAACCAACGCAGATTATAGCCAAAGAGGGTAGTTCCGAGCAGGTGATTACTTTCCCTACGGGGACAAAAAGAGTAGATACGTTTATGTCAGACATATACGGCAATAAACAAGCCGTAGCGACCTTTACAAGTACTCATAATTTTCCAGCGAGTATGGTGGTGTGCTGCGATATGAATGGCAAAAACAACAAAACACTCACCTCAACAAACCAACTTATTAGCGAGCAAAATGATACAAAGACGAGTACGACGTATTTGTTTTATGCAAAATTTAGTAATAATACTTTATCTTTGGAGCAGAGAGTTGTTTATTCTTTTACGGGCGAGTCACCGCAAAGCGTCATTCTTCGAGGGCGTGACTATTCGGCAACCTTTTATAGTGCAACTGATTTGACGGTGTTAAAATATGGCACAACGGCGGTATGGGGAAAGCCTTTTTCGCTTACGATACAAGCGGGTGCTAACTCGACCGTTGCTGCAAATCGTACTTCATCGCCTAACCAACACGCGAACACTGGTGCGGTTACAAGTGGTGGAATTGTCTATTATGGCGATACTCTTACAATCACGGCAACTCCTGCAAGCGGATATAAACTTGTTAGTTTTACTATTAACGGTACTGAATACGCAAGTGGTGAAACAAGTGCGGTTTCGCAAACGATTACAGTTACAGGTGCGGTTTCTGTTATAATTAACACGGAAAGTGCTGTTTCGTGGAAAACTATTTGGACGGGAAGTAGTGGGGTTAATGCAATTAACGTCAAAACAGGTTCTTTTTCGGACGGTTCAGGTATGTACAGTGGTTCGAGAACAATACAGCAAGAAATAGTTTCTAATGCGTATCCGACACGAATAACTTATACTTTGGCACAAGAAAGTCCGCAAACAACCGATATAACGCAATCGGGTGCGTATTTAACAATAGGAAGCAATAGCAGCGTGCGTGCTTCAATCAACAGTTCGTCAAATAACATAGATTTTGTCACTGTCATAAAGGGAAACAAGCCAAACTCGAAAGCATTTTATATCGGGAAGAATGTTACTCTTACCAAAGTAGAACAATACTATTAAGGAACAATTATGAACATAGATTTTACTAAATTTGCAGAGCAAAATATGCTCACTTATAATGACGACAGGACAAAGGTGTTTGTAAAACCAACGGATAGGCACAATTTTACGGCATATCCACTTGAAGATTTGTCGGGTGTAGTCGCACTAACGCTTGAAGAATATCTTGGACTTCGCACTAATTATTATCAATTCAATGAGCAACTCACGGGAATTGAAGAATATGTGGCGGAAGAAGAAAGCATTGAAGAAACCGCACATGACGGCGATACCGAAAAATAAATTAAAAAAAATAAAAATGGGTATTGACAAATCCTCAAATATATGATAAAATAAAACAAAGGGTAAAAAAATGGGCGAAAGCATAGTAATTCAGGGCGCACCGAAGAGCCCTCGATATGAAAACGGAATATGGTATTGGTTTGCCAATAACACATTTATAATTAATTGGAAACTCAACTTGAAACGCAATGGGGAACCGTTTACCGCTGACGCAGAAGACATTGTAACATTTAAGTTTTACAATGAAGATAAGCGTAATATATATACGGCAAGTTTTGAGAACATATCGAATAATGTATGCCCATTGGTTTTCTCGGAAGAAGTAAGCAAAAAATTCCCCGCAGGAAACTATACCTTTTGTATAGAATATAACGACGTAAAGGTTGGCGATAAAACAGTAAACAATATAACCACTATCGGTGCTGATTATAAAATAGTAGTGGAAGAATGTCATTAAAATGTCGGATTTTGTTGTTGATATAAACAATCAAATAGAAGTTACAAGCGATGTAGAAGTACAAGCACAAGTTGAAAGCAATTTAATTGCCGATGTAGCAAATACAACCACCGCAGATATAGCGACAGATATTGAAGAAAACATAAACATTGAAAGTGTGGCAGAAGTTGAAAACACAACCGCCGAAGTCAATGCGGAAGTCGAAAGCGGTGTTGTAGCCGATGTGTCGGCTGATATTTATGGCAACCTTAATATTGTTTACGACGAGCCACGATATAAATCAAAAATACTTATAGATGATTGGATTGAAAGCGATAAAAAGTGGTACTATCTTGTAACACAAAAAACGCATAAATTAGCAAATCCTTATGTCGCAAGTGTACTTGTGGAATATGGGACCGCAAAAAAAAATTGTTTATATTCCTATGATGTTTTACCAAACGCAACCGTAAGATTTTGGGCGGAAGATAGGTTTGAGGGAACATTTGTAATAAAAGGGGAAAGATAATAAATGGCAGATTTGCAAAGACTTACAACTATAGACGCTCCAATAAGCACGTTACAAAAGGCAAATGAGAACTTTTCAGAGTTAGAAACGAGAAAAGTGGACCACGACGGTGCAAAGGGGCTTTCCACAAACGATTACACAAACGACGATAAAAGTACAGTAAGCAATGCTCTTATAAAAACAGCGCAAACGCTCACGCCCGCAGAAAAGGCGCAGGTAAGGACCAATATTGGTGCAGGCACAGGCAATGGCTCTGTCACAAAAGTAACGGCAGGCGACGGTATGGACTTTGCAGAGTCAACATCGGAAGTTGTGGTCACTCTTGGAACGCCTACTTCGATAGGAAGCGGTAGTACGAATAGTGCAAGCGGGAACACTCATACGCACGCAATAACACTGTCGGAGAGTGATATTCCCGACTTGTCGAATAAATATATCAAGGCAAGCGAAAAGGGCGCAAATAGCGGTGTTGCTACGCTTGACGAGAACGGCAAGGTACCAATCTCACAAATAAGCGATGTGATTTTGGGGCAACTTGGCAATGGTGGTACTTTTGAACCGAGTACGGCGACAGCAACTTTGTCGGTTGCGGGCAAACAACGACTCGGTGTTACAACTGATACAATTGTGCTTACGAATGACACGTCTAATATAACGGGTTATGTGGCTAACAATGGTTTGTATTATATAGCGAACTCAAACGGCACGTTTGCAGGTATGAGTTTCACTGTTGGCGATTGGTTGGTTTCAATTGGTACAAAGTGGGATAAAATAGACAACACCGACGCTGTTGCAAGCGTAAATGGCAAGACGGGTGTTGTTGTTTTAACTGCAAGCGATGTTGGCGCATTAGATAAAGATACCGTCTATGTTGCAAGTGTAAATGGTCAGAGTGGTGTAGTTACTGGTTTGGCTCCAATATCAAACCCCGAATTTACAGGAACCCCAAAGGCACCTACGGCAAACTCGTCGGATAATAGTACACGTATTGCGACAACCGCATTTGTAAAAGGTCAAGGCTACACGACAAATAAAGGAACGGTTACAAGCGTGAGTGTTGTGGGCGGTGCTGACGGCGGAATTGCTGCAGAAGGCGGACCGATTACCGAAAGCGGGACAATTACAGTTAAGCACACTAATGAACTTGCGCAGGCGCAGGCAACTCGTGGATTTTATCCAATAGCCATTGATAAAAACGGTCATATTACAGGATATGGTACGGCGATAAATCCATTAACCCCTGATAATATTATCGCAGGTGACAATATAGCCGTTGTTAGAGAAGGAAATAATGTTACGATAAGTAGCACTGCAACGGGTGGCGGAGCGTCTTTAAGCGAAATATCTTGGACAGCCACTGATAGTAGATGGAGTGCGTTGACAAACGGCATATACACGCTTACAATATCATCGTCACTCATTCCTGTCGGTTATGCAAAACGAAAGGACGGCGTAAATTATATAGATTGTTTAGCGTCGGTTTCTTACACTGCGGGAACGATATATATTAAATCTGACACGAAGTTTGAAGGGAAGATTGCAGCATACAGTATAACGACAGAATAATGGCATTATCAAGTGTATCTTCGCCACAACAATTAATTGACGAAGTAAATAAAATTGAAAACGATTATTTGGAAAAAGGTAGTGTGTTGAATACAAAATCAACCGCTACTGATTTGCCATATAGTGCCAATTTTGTAAATGATAATTTTGCAATAACGCAAACGACGATTGCGACAGCGTTAGGACTTACGGTAGCCCAACTTGGCTATTTGGTAGAATTTGTTAAACAACTCAATTCTAACACATCTTCAGCAAACAAGATTGTGGGATTGAACAGCACAGTCAAGGCAAATATTTTTGATACAAATAGTTAATTATGGCAATAAATTATAAAAAAAGCGGAGTTGATTTAGAAGGATTAATTGAATTATTTCCCTCTAACATAACATCGCAAACCATAATAAATAACCGATACCACGATACAAGCGCGGGGAACAGTGATAATAATACCACGGAAACTGCAAATTTAATTTGTACGGAAAGCGCATTAACAAGTGAGAATAAGTATTATCAAAATGGGAACCCATTGGCATACTTTGCACCGTCCGCTATTGACGGTAATGGAATGTTGGCATATGGTGAAAACCCCATTTTAGGAAGATATAAAGCAAACGGAAGCAACATTTCCGCTGCGCCTTATGGTTGTAGACCTATAGGTATTCTTCTTAATCAGATTACAACTCCTGGTACTTATTATATCTCTCGCAAGGACGACAAAACATATTTTTCTACATCGGAAGTAATAGGAAGCGGTTCCTTGTTGAGCAACGTATATAATCCCAAATATATTGTGGTAGAATTACAAGGGGCAGGCGGTGGCGGCGGTGGCGCGTCAAGCGGTGCCGGCGGTCAAGGAGGCTGTGGCGGTGCTTATGTTGCGTGTGGTATCTATATTGACGAATATGCACCTATACAAATTGTAGTTGGAAGTGGTGGCGCAAGAGGCGAAAGCGATAAAACAGGAAGCGATGGTGTTGGAACGAGCTTAACTGCTACAATAAATGGTGCGAGGTTTACCGTGACCGCAACAGGCGGTCATCGTGGTATTCGTGCTACTGATAATGATAGAGATTATAGTGACACGAAACCAAACACATCTTCAGTGCCCACAAATAGCGACAAGTTTGTTTTATTAACAGCACAGGAAGGACCTCCGGGAAGCGGTAAGGACAATGACCTTGGTATGGCAAGAAGTACGACATTTAATTACCCTCAACCTGAAACACAGCCGATAACGAGGGGACCATATAGAATTGGATATTCGGGTTCCTGGAACGGTGGCGCACAAGGTTATGGCGGAGGCGGCGGAGCAAGTTACTTTCACGACGGTGCGTACCCTCGCAAGGGTGAAAAAGGCACTCACGGAACAAGCGGTTCGGGCGGTTCGGGCGGTTCGTACAAAGCGTTTAATAGAAACCCTGGCGGCAAGGGTGGAGATGGATTAGCAATTATATATTATTAATATGGCAATTTTACAAGAAAACAATTATATAAAGATTGAATACGATGGCTGTATGATAGTTGATAATACAGTATATGTGAAATATAAAATATATGAGAGTAAGACCGATAGAGATAAGGAAAAGGAACGCGAACCGAAAGTTGCTGATTTCAAGAAGGGTATAAGGTCATATATTGAAATGTTAGGCAACAAAATTGATGAAATAGCGCAAAAGAAAGGATATATCGACAATTACCCTACAAGTGATTATGAGTTTGACAATTTAATAACGCATATATGTGAAGTCCAAACATATGAGGATATAGTTTTGGATAACTTATATCATTATGATACAACAACACAAAGTAGGTTGCAAATAGTGCCAAAGAAACTTAAAGAATTGTTTGAAAGTTATGGATATGAAGAACAGTGGCTAACCGACACTATAAGAATAAAAGGCGGTGGGCTTATGAACTGTGGAGCATATCTTGGCGAAGAACCTACGCATAAATATTTTTATGAAAAACTTAAGTCATTAATGGACAAAAGTTATGAAAACATATAAACTGCAAAATATATTAAGGAGTGTATACATTTTATGGAGCAAACTGCAAAACAACGTGTAGAGAAAGAACTGCAAGACCTTAAGGAAAAACGTAGGAAGTTGGACGCATTTTTAAGGACTGACGCATATAAGGCGTTAAATGATAATATGCAATCATTATTGGTCGAACAACAACTTGTTATGAGCGATTACGAAGAAATCTTGGAAAGACGACTTCAAATTTGGGAGGACTGATATGGGTTATATTGAATATTTGAAGAAACGCAAAGATAGCCTACAAATTGAGTTGGCAAAAAAAGACGATTTGCAAAAACAATACGACCAAACGCTTCAGCAAATTAGACAACTTGAAGACCGCTGTGTCGGTATTAGTGCAGTTTATAATAGCATTGATAAAGATACGATTTACAACGAAATTAATCTTTTAGAAGAACTTATAAAGTCTGCCGAGTGTGAACCTATAAGGGCAGAAAAAGAAAAGAAGAAATAATAAATGGCAACTAAACTTATAACCGCACAAGATAAATATTATGATTACTTAAAAATGCTTAAGGAAAATTATACAAAAATTGTGCGGTTAGAGTGGTTAAATCCTGACGGAACGGTGCGACAAGCCATCACGGGGGATTTTATAGCGCAAGGAACGCTTAACGTAAACTTTAATAATGGAGTTAGGCGTACAGCGACAATTACGATTGACAATCAAAACAATCGTTATAATTTTAACATAAATCAACTTTGGTTTAATCAACAGTTTAGGTTGAAAATGGGGCTTGTTTTAAGTAATGGCGAGCCTTATTATATAAATCAAGGGGTTTTTCTTATAAAGGACCCGAATAGGGATATAAAACCAACTACTCGTTTTTTAACATTGAATATGGTTGATAAGTGGTCCAACTTAAATGGTGACTTATTTGGGAAGTTGGAAGCGACATATCAAATACCGCGACAAACTAACATCTTTACAGCAATGCGGTCAATTCTCCGTATGGATATGGGTAACGGACAGCCGATAGATAATATGGACCCCGTGTTTACCACATACTACAACGATAAGAGAATTACCACTGTTGATGGCAAAGACGAAAAATGGATAGAAACACCATACACGCTTACAAAAGACGGCGAAAGTGATACGTATGGCGGAATTATGACTGAATTATCAGATATGCTTGTATCTTCTATTGGTTATGACCGAAACGGCGCATTAAGAGTAGAGGCAACGCAAGAAAATATCCGTGATATAGATAAAGAGGTTTTATGGAATTTCAAGCCAACCGAACAAGAGTTTGGCGGATATACCGAAACCATCAAAAATACTGAAGTAAAAAATGTTATTGTTGTTTGTGGTGCAACGAACAATAGTAAACAAGCAAAAGGTGTAGCAAAGAATACTAACCCCAATTCTCCAACCTGCATACAAAGAATAGGGGAACGAGTTGAGCGCATTATTGACGATAATTATGTAAGTGATAAACAGTGTGAAGACTATGCGAAGTGGAAACTTAAATGCTCGTCGATATTACAATCAAGTCGCACAATCGACTCGACACAATTATTCCACTTGCAAGAGAACCGCCTTGTCACCATAACTGAACCGTATGGAGATAAAACAACGGAACCCTATTTGATTAACAGTTTTACGTTGCCTCTTAATACAACAGATAAAATGTCAATCAATGTAACATCTATCAATAAGATTGCGGAGTAATTGTTTGTGCCGAAATAGAAAAAGAAGAAGGTAGAACAATGAATAAGAGGGTAATTTTAACAATGATACACCTTGTGCTGATTTATTTATGCGCTTGGTATATTTTGAAATTTGCATTTCCAAATGTTTTTATGTTGCAGGTAAATAATGCACAATTAATAACAATAGGGAAATATATTGATAGTCATATATGGTTAAGAACAATGCTTGGCTTCGGCACGGCATTTCTCACATATTGGTTATACTTATGTGCCACATTGTGTAAGCCAAGTTTGAATATTTATCAGTGTTTTATTATTACGTGTATAATAGCGTTTGCTTATTTAGTAAACGAAATAAGTTTAACTGCGTCAACATACTATTGTATCATCGTTATGATAGCATTGCCTACCATTTACGGTGCAAGTATGAAAAACACTGCTTGTGTATTTATTGCTCATTTGTTAGCTCAATGGTTTTCTCTTGAAATCCGTGGGTTATCAAAAGAAATGTTAAGTACGAACTTTTTAAGTTTATTTATAATGACATTAGAAAGTTATTTTTGGCTATTGCTATTTTATTTATACTATAATTATAGAGAAAAGGAAGGTGCTATCTATGAAGATTAACATTCAATTATTTGGAATTGAGTTTCCGCCACTGTATGACAATATGAAACTCGTACAAACTATTGCGGCTGACGCATTAAAAGAACTCAAAAGTGCAAACTTTGAAAAGGAATATGTAGAACATAGCCTTGATAAGATTGTGGAAATTTGTAGGAAGGCAAGCAAGCCTGAAAGATAATGGCAAAACAGTTGCTCTCCGTAGAGAAAAGATTTAAGTTAAGAATTTTTATTAAGTATTCATTATGGCGGTATCTTTTGGTCGTTGCTTCTACTGCATTGTGCTGTTATCTTACTGGCAAATGGATAGAAGGTATCGCCTTTTGTTGCGCTCACATTGTATTGAGATATAAATTTAGATTTCAATATCATAGCAAATCACATTGTTTGGCTTTAACCAACTTTATAATTTGGGCGTGTATTCCGCTATCGCTGCCGTTAGCATATAGTTTATTGTATTCTATTCCGTTGGCATTTTTTGTATGTTGGATAGGAAATGAGGAACAAGAAAAGATATGGCTTGCGTTACAATATAGAAAACTCAAGAACAAGGTTTCGGAACTCGAAAAAGAACTATCTGAGGCGAAGGCTGAAGATGATAAGGTTTTTAATATAGAAAATTGTACTCGTGAAGAAATGTTAGAACGTTGTAAGGAAATCGGTCTTAACGCTGAAAACACGGAACTTGCAGTAAAATTTTTTGTTGACAAAATACCGATTTGGGAAATTGCGAAATCGCTAAATATTGAGTATGATAGCGCAAATATGCGTAAGAAAAGATTAAAGAAAAAATTAAAAGTTGTAAAAAACTAAAAAATGTACCCTACTTGTAACCAACAGGTAGGGTTTTTTTATGCAATAATTTGTTTAGGGGGTAGAAAGATGATTATCGAAATCTACAACGAATTAAATGGAATAGACATTGATATTGTTGAAAACGCGACACATATAGAGCGTTTTGATTTTACTATGCTATATCCTAATGATAAAGAAGAAAACGGCAGTCCAATAGTCATACAACATAAGGGGGATAAAAATGGGGACAATAGGTGAAGACTATATGCAAGCAAATTTTGAGTTGTATAAAAAAATAATAGATAAAGCCGTAAATGGCGAACCAATAACTGATAACGATTTAATTTTCATATCTATGTATCGTAAAGACTTAAGGAAGGCGACGGCACAACCACCGTTACAACGTGTAATTAAGGGGATAAAGCAAGTGCAACAAATGGTAAGGGAGTTTTCAAATGAAGAACAAACAACCGAAAATGACGAAGACTACGAAGTTGAAGAGGAGGAAATAACCGATGGCAATGAACGGAATGAATATGGGGTTTAATCCATATCAAAGAAATTACAATCAAGAGATAATGAACTTACAAAATCAACTTGAACAATTACGGGGATTGAACAATCAAATACAATCTCCAATATCAAATCAACCGCAACCACCCTCAAATGGCATTACGCAAATCGGAACTTATGTTGTTGTGAAAACAATACAAGATATGGAGAATTATCCTGTACCTGTTGACGGAACGCCTGTCAATATATTTGTTGATAATACGGGAGTATTTTACAGTAAAAAAATGGTAAACGGAACGGTAAGTTGTCAACCCTTCTCTTTCGCGCCGTTGAACACTGTTAAAAACGAAGAAAAGACAGTTGAGGATATATCGACTGACAATATACCTGAATGGGCGGAAGGACTGCTTACAAGATTATCTGCGTTGGAAGAAAGAATAAGTAACCCGCCCAAAAGACAATATAACAAAAAACAGCGAGAGGAAGTGAGTGGAGATGGCATTTAATTTTGACCAAATTGCAAAAGCAGTAAAACTTGCAAATAAAGTAAAAGAACCGAAGCAAGCCGTAAATATGCTAATTGACCAAATAGAAAAAAAGAATAGTAAACTTGGGCAAGAACTTCGGGTAGCCATAAATTCAGGTAAAAACCCTTCTCAATATATAAGAGAACAAGCCGATAATGGAGTTATAAATATAGATAACTTTAATGAAGTAAAAAAATATTATAACCTTGCACATAAATTTGGTTTGACTCACCAAATAAACAAGAAAGAGTGGGATAATATTGAAAGGGCAATAAAATCAAAAAGTGAAAATAGCGGAGGCGGTTTCAAATTTAATGGTTTTTAGGACTACTCTCTCATAAGTAGTGCGCAATGCTTATAGAGTGTGTAAATATATATAGGAGGAACAAAATATGGCAGATATTAGCCTTGCCGATGTAGCGGCATTAATGGACAAAGATGACAGAGCAGGTTGGGGGGATGGTTTCGTAGGTTGGATTATACTTCTCTTCATTTTCTTGCTCGCAATCAGCGGTAATGGTTTTTTCGGTAACGGAGCAGGCTCGGCAACGCAGTCAAGTTTAACTACTGCGGAACTGTATTCGGCTCTTGGCAGTCAGGATATTAAGAACGATATTCGTGACGGCTTCCAAACCGTCGAGAGTGGCATTTATGGCGTTGATAAGGAAATTCTTAACAATCGTTACAGTGCGCAACTCGGCTTCCAAAACCTTGGTAGCCAACTGCAAGAATGTTGCTGCAACTTGAAGACGACAATCATTGAACAAAACCAAGCAACCCGCGACTTAATTCAAGCGAATTATATCGAAGGTTTGCGCACTGCGTTATCTGACGCAAAAGCGGAAATCAGCAATCGTAGCCAAAGCACTTATATTTTAAGTCAGTTAGGGCAGTATTATACGCACCCTTCTGTAAATCCTTATACTTGCTACAATAACTGCGGTTGTGGTTGCGGTAACAACTTAATCTAATTATTAATTAGAAAACCGAACACTTGATAGTGTTTCCTTTGAATAGGGAGGGCTATCGCTCTCCCTTTTTAATACAAAAAAAGGAGGAATTATATATGCCTTGCAATAGATATTGTAAAAGTACGGTAAATGCGTACACAAATGTTTCGACCACTCTTGCAACAGGAGCCTTAATGCCTATCAATACTAACTATAAGATAACGGGTAACTCGATAAGGCATACAGCGGGTAGTACGGCGATAAACATAGTCAAAGCAGGCTTGTATGAAGTGTCATTTTATGCGACAAGCACAATAGGAGCAACAGCAGGAGCGGTGAGCTTGCAGCTTTATAGAAACGGAGTGGCAGTGCCATCGGGTGTTGCAAGTCAAACTCCGACAGCAGCAACGGATATTGAGTCTTTTGCAGGTGGTGCTATTATAGAAGTGAACGACGCGTGCTGCGGCGCAGGCGTAGGCTCATCTTCGGTTGATTTGACCTTTGTTAATACTGGCGTAGAAGGAGTATATTCATACTTTAGCGTAAAAGTAGTTAAAATCGCATAATGAACACGATTTTTGGGGAGTTTGGGGTACTTGATATTTTGGTAGTGCTAAACTACTTTGAGGTAAAGAAAACGAACAAAATGTTGAGAAAATTGCAAAAACTGCAAACTTATGCACAAATATTCGGTGACGATGAGTTGCAGGAAATTTTGGAGGAATTAAAGGAATGGAAGAATATGTCAACAAAGTAAAGATAGCAATGCTTGAAAGAATAGAAAATGCTCTCAAGGACACCAACATCAAGATTATCCCAAGCGACCTAAAGATATTAGCGGATATAATAATAAGTATGGATATACGATATGCAAATTTTAAGAAGGACCTTGCAACAATAATAAAGGAGTGATAAAATATGAAACTTGCGAAAGTAGTAGATTTTATGTTTGACGAGCTTGAAGACGCAAAGAAGTATGCGAAGTACGGAGCCAAGGCGAAAGCGGAAGGCTCTGACGAAATAGCAATGTTGGCGTTAAAACTTGCTGATATTGAAATATCGCACGCCGATATGTGGCACGAACAAGCAATGGCAATCATAAAGAAAAACCAAGAAATGCTTATGAGCAACGAATATATGAAAGCATATATTGACGATATGCAGTGCGATTATATTCAAAAAGTTGCAAAAGTAAAATATATGGTGGAAATCGCCAAAAAATAATTAAAAAATTTGTATTTAGATATTGACAAAGTACAAATTTATGGTATAATATAGGTAGTGGTAAATGAATAGCAATACCAACACAATACCAATTTCCGACCTGCTTCGGAAAAGGAAAAGCAGGGTAAGACAGACATAGGTCATTTTTAAGACGGCGTACCGATACGCTGTCCCGATTATAAGTCGGAAGGTAAGAAGACTGTCAGCAATGGCAGTTTTTTCTTTTATCTTTTTTCCAAAAATGTATTGACTTTTATAAAAGGGTATGATATAATTATTAAAGAAACATAAAGAAGGAGCATTAACTATTTTGGTTGACGGTTACGTTGTAGTTAAGAATTTTAACGAAGAAAAGAACAAAAACGAACTATGGTTACAAGGTACGGTGGTGTCAAATCCGAGATTAGACCATAGCATTTTATCAAAAGACTTTTATTTGTTTCAAATGAATGTCGAAAGAGATGGTGGAAAGGGAAGCGATATATTACCCGTGTATTGCGACGAAGAGTTGTTACAATATGTCAAAAAAGGCGAAAAACTATCGCTTATAGGTAAAATCGTTACAAGATTTGACGAAGCCGACGGCAAGCGAAAACACATTGTGAAAGTAAAAATGAAACAACTTGCCGATTTTAATGGTGTTGCCGACGATATTAACCACTTTGAGTTTGAAGGTTATATGAAGGAAAAGTTTGCAATTAGAGATGTGTCAAATGGCAAACACAAAATCATTGATTTCAAGATAGTGTCAAAGTACAATGAAAATAAAAACATTTTTTCGTGTAATGCGTGGGACAATGTGATTAATGAAATTGTAAAAATACCTGACGGAGCATTCGTCAATGGCGTTGGTAGATTGCAAAAAAGAGATTTTGTAAGGTTAAATAAGGAAACAGGCAAACAAGAAAACCATACGATATATGAGGTTTGTGTAAATCAAATAAAATGCAAGTAGGAGAGAAGGTATGAGAATTTTAGGAATTAGAGCGAAAAATTTCAAAATGCACAATGATTTTAGTCTTGATTTTAAGGACGGTGCTAACTATGTTGTTAGCGGTAAAAACAGGGTTGGCAAAACTACGCTTGCTAATATGGTCTTATGGAACCTTACGGGCAAAGATATTGAAGGTAGGTCCGATTTTGAGATTAGAACAAGAAACATTGAACCTGATAATGATGTTGTTGTAACAGGTATTTATAGGTTTGAAGATAAGGTTATGGGCGAAAGCGGTTTAACCGAAGAAACCAAAGATATTAGTCTTACAAGAAAGTACGTGGCTCGCTTTGAAGGGAAAGGGCTTGATAGAAGATACGCGGGTGATTTAATCAAATACGAAATCGACGGCATTGAAGCAACCGCAAAACAATACAAAGAAGCAGTGAATAGGTTGTTTAACCAATACAATGTTTCGGATAACGACGCTATTGATTTGAGCTTATTGCTTGATATTAAAAAGTTTATGTATAAAATGAACAATAAAGAGCAACGTCAAATCTTGTCGAAATTATTTAGCAAAAAAACCGATAAAGATATTCTTGAAGAAAATAAGGAAAAATATGCAGATATTGCGACATATATTTATAATAAAAACGATTTAGCGGTTGTACGAAAACAGTTTGCGGTGCAGGTTGCTGAATTAAGCAAAGAAGTTGGCTCGAATGTTTCAAAAGGTGCAATATCAATAAGGATTGCCGAGCGCAAAAACGATAAGAGCGGGCTGACCATTGATATTGACGCTAAAACAGTCGAGAAAATGGATGTTGAAAGCAAAATGGATGAGTTGAGAGCAAAAATAGCGAGAGTGCAAAACGGCTCAGAAGTAGAAAAAGTCAGGAACGAAATTAATAATTTGCAAAATCAACTCAAAGAACTTGACCTTGAGAACAAAAAATATAAAGAAGATTTATATGCAAAATCCAATTTGGATATTATAGAGAAGAACAAGGAGCTTGGAACCGATAAAATTCGCAAGGAGCAAGAATTGTCGGATTTGCGATATGATATTGCCGAATGTAATAAGGTAATTAATAGCAAAGAAGCCGAAATTCAGCGTCTAAACGAAGAAAGGACAAAATGGCAATCACAAGTATGGAATGGCGACGAAAACTGCCCTGCGTGCGGTCAAAGGCTTCCCGAAGATAGAATTGAACAATCGAAGGCGAAGTTTAATTCTATTAAAGTAAGCAAACTTGAAACCATAGAAAAAAACATTGTTGACGCACAAAATGTTGTGGACGAAAATAAACAAAAGTTGGCTACGCTTCCTACGATAGAAAATATCGAAAAAGAATTGTCGGCTATAATAGCACAAATAAAAGACTTGCAATCTACGCTTGTTACTACCGATGTTGATATGCCAAATTATGTTGTTAAAAAACAAGAAATCGAAGAAGAAATTGCCTCAAAACAACAAGAGCAATCGCGCTTAAATGGCGAACAAGAGAAAGAGATTGCTGAACTCAACCGCCAACGCGACGAATATAAAGTGCAACTTGAGAATTGTCAAAGGTATATTGATATTTATAATAAGGATATTGCCACCGATAGACGCATAGAAGAATTACAAGAACAATTGAAAGAAAAAAGCAAAGAATTGTCGAAAGCCGAAAGACTTTGTGCGCTTATTGACGATTTTAATTATGCCAAGGCACTTGAACAACAAGAAGAAATTAATGATAAATTTGAATACGTTGAATGGCAATTGTTTTCAAAAAACAAGGGCGATGACAGTATTAAGGACAAGTGCGTGTGCATTATTAAAGATGATAATGGTAATACTTTTGAAGGGACCAATAAAGCAAGCCGTATTAATGCAACTATTGATATAATGAACGCTTTTAACAAAGCCCTTAATTGTAAGAGTATTTTATTTATTGACGATAGTGAAGGCATTACAAATGACAACTATAAAGTCAAAACCGATTTACAAACGATAAAACTCAAAGTAGTTGAGCACCAAGACATAATAATGTATGAAACCGAAGAAGAATACAATAATCGAATTATGAAAGAAACGGAGTATTTGAGAGCGGCAAGGCAAGCACAAGTATTAGATTATATAGAAAAAGGAGGTAAAAAATGAACCCATTTGTTGCAGTTAATAAAATTTGGTTAAGAAAAACCAATGAACAAATTGAGCCATTGGCTGATTTTATTGCAAACAGCAAAGAATATGCAAAGTTGGACGAACAAACTAAAGCTGATTTGAGCAAGCAGTTGTCGGACTTGCAAGAAAGAAAAGCAAAATATGAAAAGATAATTGCCGAAAGAACAAAAGGATAATTTGGGAAGGTTTGAATATGAGTGATGAAATTATAAAAAAAGAAAACACGGCGGTAACATCGCAAAACGAAGAAAGCTTGTCCGTTAGATTTGTAAATAAGATTGTAAAAAATTGTCAAGATATGTTTGGTGATTTGTTGGAAATTCCAGATACCCAAAAACGACTTGCACAAAACTATTATATTGCGATTGACCGACAACTTGAAGCGTTAGAACAAAAGCGACAACAAGATAATCAAAACAAAGACGAGAAGTATCAAAATAAACTGCCTTATACTTGGAAAAACATATTGTTTAATGATTTAATGCAGGATGTGCTTCATTACTCAAAAATCGGGCTGGACCCGCTGTCGCGAAACCATATATCTTTTATTCCTTTCAAGGTCAGGGGCGGTACGGTTTATAGGCTTAACCCTATTGTCGGCTATGTCGGACAACAATTAAAAGCAATTAAGTATGCGTTGGAAGCACCGTCAAGTACGACTGTTGAAGTGGTTTATAGTACCGACACATTTAAGGTTGTAAAAGCAAGCGCAGAAGTTCCTTATGATAGATATGAGTTTTCAATCAACAATCCTTTTGATAGGGGCGAAGTAATAGGTGCATTTGCATATCATAGATACAACAATGACACGTTGAAAAACAAACTTCTTTTCTTATCGCTTGATGAAGTAAGGAAACGCACCAAAAACAAAAATATAGAGTTTTGGGGTGGCGAAAAAACTGTTAAAAAATGGGTAGATGGCAAGGCGGTTGAAACCAAGGAAGAGGTCGAAGGGTGGAAAGAACAAATGGTTTACAAGGCTATGGTACGAGAAGCATTTTCCGAGAAATGGATATTAATAGACCCGTCAAAGATTGACCAGGCATACTTCTATACCAAAGCACGAGATATTGAAATGGCTAAAATAGAAGCGACCGCTGAAATAAGTGATAACAATGCAAGCGGTGAAACAATCAATATTGATATACCCGCTATTCAGACCGATACAACAAGCGTGGCTGCTACACAAGGCGACGTTGAAGTAGTAACGGAGCAAAAACCAAAACGTGGCAGACCGTCAAAATCAAAAACTGTTGACGCTGAAGTTATACAAACCGAAGAGGTTGTTGACACCGAACATACCTCGAACGCTAACTTTTTAGACCTTATGGAAAACTATAATTAGGAGATATATTTATGAATTGTATTATTGTAAAAGGAAGATTAACAAAAGATTGTGAATTAGGACGCTCTGAAAAGGGTACGACTTTTTGTAAGTTTGATTTAGCCGTAAAGAGAGAATTTCCGAGAGAGGGCACTGACTTTTTTAGCGTGTCGTCATTTAGTAAAGTTGCCGAATATATTGGCAAATATGGCAAAAAGGGGACCGAAGTCCTTGTAAGAGGAAGTATGATGAATAATCCTTTTGAAAAGAACGGACAAACATTTGCACATTGGCAAATATGTGCTGAAACCGTAGAGATTACTTCAAGCAAGGCTTCTGTAACGGGAAATAATGCAACCGAAGCAGCACAAAATACCGACGATATGCCTTTCTAAAAAAATATAAGAAAAACTTAATTAAAACTATTGACAAACTACCCTTGCTATGGTACAATCATATCATAACAAGGGTAAACTTGTTTAATGGAGGTTTTTATGAAAGGAAAACAAGAATACGATATTATTGATTTGCTCAATAAAAAAGACTGCGAAACGAAAGCGGTTGAACTTACGGAAGAAGAAAAACAGTTTATACCTGAAGAACAACAGTCGCTTTGGAAGAAACACAAACCTATTACCTACAAACTGTATCGGTATTTGAGAGAAAATTGTTATGGTGTTGAAAACGCTATTAGCAATGCTGATTTGGCTATGGCTATGGGAATTAATGAAAGAATGGTTAGAACTATTGTAAATGAAATAGATAGTGCCTATGGTATAGAAGAATTTAGCCATATTATTGCAAGCGGTAACCAAGGCTATTGGATAGCAACCGACGAAGATGAGTGGATAACATTTAATAGATTATGGACCGAGGTTATTACAAGGCTCAAAAGACTTCGTATTATGGGCAAGAAAAAATCCGACGACGGTCAGTATAAAATTAAGTTAGGGCAATATTATCAAGAAATTGTAGATACTTTTGGTGAATAATATGAATAGAACAATTTTAAGAGATTTGGAAAGGGTTTTTATTGAAGGATATTATAATAAAGAATGTGGCGAGTTTATTTGCTATCCTGAAACCAACTTATATTTTGAGTTAAATGATAAAATGGACCGAAATGATATAGCTTGCGAAATTTTGGAGTGGTTATCTCGTGACGCAACAAAAGCAGAACCTTATGATAGTAAACGCTGCAATTTAGGATATAATTCAATTATTCTTGGTTATATTAATAAATATCTTGGAACACATTTTACTTATAATCAAATGGAAACGATTTATGAGTTTTTAGGCAATGCAATTAATCACGAAAAAACATTAGAATTTGTGACAAGCGGATATAACTTTGATTGTTTGAAGGATTAAGATATGAAAAAAGAAAATAATAAGAAAACGAAAATACCTGAAGGATATATAGACGGAAAAGATTTTGTAACATTTGTGCAAATGGAACAATTTGTCGGCAGAACAAAAGGCGGTGATTTTGAGTTCGAGCTCTTATCAGTGATGAGTTTGCCGAAGTTATTGGAAAAATATTTAGAAAAAAAAGAACATAGGTGACATATGTTTTTGGAATTGTGTTATGTTAAAAAAAAATAAACAAGTAATCAATATTGCGAAAGCCTTACACGGTCCTTCTTGTGGTGAAAAAGATTGTGCCGATTGTAATTACCACAATTTGCCAATTGTGTTTTATAACGAAGATAAGTGTCGCGATTATTATACTGCGATTGACTTATTGCAACGAGGATACGTTGACAGCAAAGACTTTATAAGGTTTTTGCAAAATAAATTAAGCGTTGAGTGCAATATCCGAGTTGGGATAAAAACATTTGAAAAATTTTTACAAGATTATAAAAACAGCATTTATAAGGAGAATTAAAATGGAAGTGTTTTACAAATATGGAATGAAATTAAGGGGGTTCTCAATTGGGTGCCAACCTATGAACGGCTTTGTAAATAGGGAAGATGACGAAGATGGTAGATACTATGATATTATTTGCTATAATCGGAAATTAACCGTCGACGAAATTAAGAATTATGAACTTGATTTTTTAGGCTATATGATTATTGACGAGGACGGCAAAATAAGTTTTAATTAAGGAGTTTACTATGTTGGTACATTTGACTGCAGAGCAGGCTATTGATTGTCTGAAAAACAATGAAGAAACTCACGTTTTCAATTTAGCGACGTGGGGCTTAACGGGTTGTGATATAAAGCGTGAACAAATCATAAAAATGATTAAAACCGCTGAAGATATACAAATAGGCGGAGAGTGTTGTAGAGAATTTAGCCACGGTTTGGTTTTAATACCCAAGGATAGCAAAACTATCTATGACTACTATTTTGTAGAGTGTGATGATAATAAATTAAAAGAATACGATACTGATAAAGTAGCGATTGAGGAACAAAAATGACAAGGCAAGAGATGATTAAAAAACTTAAAGAAATTAAAGACGAAATTGCCATAAATAGAGAAAGCGAATTGACCGAGTTTGCACGGGAAGACGCTTATGGCACAATTATCGAAACGATTAAAACTATACGAATAAATTACGGAGAGTGAAAAATGACTAAACAAGAACAAGTAAAAGAAATACTTGAAGTAATTAAACATTGCGGTGATTACACAAACAGGGATTGTGCAGAATGTGATTATAGGTTGTATGGTGAGTGCAAAAATCAAAAACAATGCGAAGCTGAAGCCCTTTACAATGAGGGTTACCGCAAAGTGCCATTCGGAGCGACTGTGCTCGCACCAGAAGAACGAAATGACGAAATAAGGGAAATGCACGAGATACTCGAAGGACGGGATGAACTTATAGCAAAAGTTGGCATTCTTGGCAGGGAAAATTACGACCTCAAAGCCGAAAACAGGCAATTAAAAACCGAGTGCGCTTTGTTGGACGACGAACTACGGATTGCAAGGCAGGACACAATCGACGTATTGAACAAGTTGAAAGAGAAAATCTTTCACTGTCTTGGTATTGAAAATATACAACAAGCAAGTGGATTGTCTTTATTAGGCAGCCTTGTGCCGTATGATATTGTTATAGACAATATTGACGAACTTATAAAGGAGTACGTATGATGAGTAAACAAATCGAAGATATGCTTACACAAATAGCAAAACTTAAAGAAGAGAATGAATGTCTTAAAGAAGAAATCGAAAATTTAGAGGACGCGCATTATAATGACATTGATGAATGTGAATTCTGGGAAAGCGAATGTTATAAGTTGCAAGACAAACTCCGAAACACAAAACAAATAAACATTGTGAAAGAAATCAAAGACTATATAAATAATAAAATAGTTAAAGATTTTGGCGACGGTGCTGACGGTATAGTTTATTATACCCTTGACATTGACGAATTTTTCGACAAGTTAGACGATTTAGTAAAAGAGAATTAAAAATGACACTTAAACAATTATTGATACAGTACGGAAACACATCCGACCCCGTTAAGGAAGCAGAAATTATAGAAAGGTGGTTTGTTGAAAACGACTTTGAAGATTTAGGACTTTCTATGATTTCTCGCTTGTCAATGAAGAAAATCAAGAAATTACAAGATAAGTTATCGTTTGCACAATCTTGGCTTCCAAGCAAAATTGATTTGAACTGTAATGAAGAGCTTGCTAACGATAAACCAACTGCTGATATGCTAAATAAAATTATAACATATTGTATGCTGTCTATGCCATTGCCAGACGACATTGTTGAATGGGCAAAAGAAAATATTCCAAACATAAACGTTCCGAGAGTGTTTTTTATGCCGACAGTAAAATACCTTAAAGAAAGATACAATATAGAATTTAAGGATAAACCCGAATGGGATTTTTAGGAGAAACAAAGAATGGAAGAACGCATATACAATTCGTGGGCATTTAGCGATAACGAAGAAGAAAAGGGCAAGATTAACTACAAAATATATTTGGACTTGAAAAACAAGTATAAGATTTTACAAGTTTCTAATTTTGACGGACCGTCAAAAGAACAACTGTTAAATAACGATATTGTCTATTCGAGAAAACCTTGCTACGCACACAGCGAGTATACTCTATATAAGGCACCGACCGAAATTACGACAAGCGAATTATTGTTGATATTTGATGGAGGTAATTTATGTTTTGGCGGAAGTAAGATTTCTAATAATAGATATAGGGTATCGGAAGATTAAATAGGGGTATGAGAAATGACTGATAAAAGAGAAATGGTGCTTAAAGAATTAAATCCGATTGCAAGTGTACTCGGCATAAAACTTGATTATGTTGTTGAAGACAATCGAGAATACCTATGTTGCAATGGTCAAAGAATATGCTGTAATTGTACGGGTATTTGTGGTATAAGACAAGAGTTTTTTGGCTATGTTTTTTTGAGAGAATGGCGCGATAGGTATATAGGAGCGTTTGACAAGCAAACCAGAAACTATATCAAACAATATTGGTATGATGATAATTTTAATCAACCTTATTTGAGGCGGTAAAATGACGGATAAACAAATTGAAGATAAAATAAGAAAAGTATCGAATAAAATTAGTAATTATACAAATAGAAACATAGACTATTGTTGCACCTTTGAGTGTAGGTGCCCGTTTATGGATAATGACGACTTCGGCACTATACCGTGTACGATATGTAAAGTAATTGGTACGGCAATTAAAGCAAACGCAATAACGGTAGGAGAATAAAATGGGATATAGACATTATTTTTATTTAGTTAAAAAATCGGACGTAGAAAAATGTAACAATATAGTTTTTAACGAATTAAAACGACAGTATGGTGATATTGACGGCGATATGGATTTAGATAAAATTATTCCACAAACGGAAATATTTGAATTTGGCAAGTTATATTATGACGATACCGCCGAAAGAATATATAAAACTGGCAAACCCTTATTTGGAGATAAAGAATGTCAGGAATATTTTGAAGATTATAACCCTTTCATTGTCGGTAAAGAAGGTTTGTTAGAAGCAATTAAGATATATAAGGGGAAGGTCATAAATGCGTATAAATCGCTTTTAGGGAACGGGCAAGAAGTCCAGTACCCATTAGGTATAACTATGACAGAGGATATACCCGAATACGAAAAAATGAAGAGTTTTGTAAACGATAGGATTTTTTGGATACAAAGCTATTTTGAAGATATAAACGAAACAAACAAATATGCGGTAACCACAAGTTATATGTACGAACACTCAATCTTTAACCTAATTCATTTATTAAAAGTTATTGATTGGGATAACGAAACTATTTTATTTTATGGGTGGTAAGGAAATGAAAAAAACTAAAATTGATTGGATTGATTGCACCGAAAACGCAGTAATTGGTTGCAAAAACGGTTGTGAATATTGTTATGCACGTCGAATAAACGATAGGTTTGGTTTTGTGGACAAGTGGAGTGAACCAAAGTTTTTTGAAGAACGACTGACACACTTTAAGAGCAAACAACCCAAAAGTGTTTTTATTGACAGTATGAGCGATATTGGTTGTTGGGAACAAGAGTGGATTGATAAGACCTTTACGGCAATTAATGCTAACCCGCAGCATAATTATGTTGCGTTGACAAAATGTCCCGATTGGTTTATGAACCTTCTTGGTCACGCCAATGTTGGATTGGTAAAAAATTTTTATTGGGGAGTTAGTGTAACAAGACAATCAGAAGCGGATAAATATAGTGATATATCGTGCGATTTTTGGAGTATCGAACCTATTCTTGAAAAAATTACATTGCCGAAATATACTGATATAAGAACTATAATTATCGGTGCCGAAACCGGAAACCGCCAAGGGAAAATTATTCCGCAAAAACAATGGATTGATAATCTTGTAAAAGAAGCGGACGAAAAACATATTGCAGTTTTTATGAAAGAAAGCCTTCATATTATTATGGGCGACAACTTTAGACAAGATAAACTGCCGTGGGATGTTGGCAAAAAACAAAAAATAATTGCATAAAATATTATAAAACTATTGACAACACTTCAATCGTATGATATAATCATATTATCTTATGAAAGAACGTGTTGATACCCTAATTAAAAAACAGCACGTTTGAGTAGTTAGGGTAATTTTATTTTAGGAGAAATTAATGAAAACAATTTATGCAATCGACTATGCCGAGAACGACGAAAAATTTTGTGTTGTAGAAATCCCCGTAATCAAAGAAGATGAATTTGATGGCGAAACATATTATTATGTAGATTATGATAATTTGGACGATATTCAACGACGTGCAATCTATTGGAACCGTGCATTAGCCAAATATGGCGAAGGGATTTATAATTGGACGACCGATAAAGAACAGTTTGAGGATATAAAAAGACATTTTGCTTCAAAAATAATTAAACAAATCCAACGCCAAATTATAGTTGCAAACGAACGTCTTAATAAGACATTAGAGAGTGCTTATTTGATTGGAGCATTGGAAGATTAAAAACTAACAAAATAGGAGCGTTAAATGGCAATTAAATTACTTATTGGTGGCTCGCCGTGTACTTATTGGAGCGTCGCTCAAAAAAACAATAGAGAAACAAAAGCGGAAGGTCAAGGTTGGGAATTATTCAAAAATTATCTTATAGCAAAAGAAAAATTTAAGCCTGATTTTTTTCTTTACGAAAACAACAAGTCGGCGGCACCTGCTATAAAACAACAAATCAAAGAAGAATTAAATGTAAGCGATGGGACCTTGTTTACATTAGATAATGACGCAAGGTATATCGAAATTAATTCGGCTTTGGTATCGGCGCAAAATCGACAAAGATTTTATGTCCATAACTGCGGTGAGGTACCCCCGCCCCGTGACCGAAATATTTTATTGAAAGATATTCTTGAAAACGGTACTCGTATCCCCGAATACTCAAATCACAGTGGTTGTGGCGTAGGAAGTCTTGGAAAACGCTTATGCAGTGACAATCCGAACAAGCAACAAAATGACCTTGTTGCAGTACCGATAAACATATGTCAAGGCAGTAAAAGTCATACAATAAAAGCGCAATATTACAAAAACGGAATAGCGAATTTTATAACCAATGACGGTCACGACGCTACTGCGGTGGCAGTATCTATAGGAGTTGAGGGGAAAGGCGTATTGGAGAAAATACAGCAACCTATGCAAGTTGGTGCATTACCAAGACCTAACGGCGAACTATCCACAAGCCAAGCAATGAGAATTTATGATGTTGAACATAAAAGCATAACGCTACAAGCAAATGGTGGCGGAATGGGCGGTAAAACAGGTTTATATGCAATTCCATTGGATAATAACAGTTTATATTTATCGCCAAAAATGGTAAAATACGCTTACAAAACAGGCACAAAAAACTACTATTACAAAGAAAAAATTATGCCAAAGAAAGCGTGTCCGTTAGCAACCAAGCACATTTATAGGGCAGGCGTAACGAATTATATACCGCAAAATCTTGCAAACATAAAGTATGTGCTTACTTCTGACGGCAAGTCAAGGGGCGCGACACCCGTATATGAAGTAAACAACAAAAAAATAACAATCAACAATAAACAATACGACATTGACCTTTCTGACGGATATTATGTAATTAGAAAACTTACAGTAACAGAATGTGAGAGATTACAAACATTACCCGATGGATATGCGCAAAAGGATAACAGCGTATCTAAAACTCAACAATATAAAGGACTTGGGAACGGTTGGACCGCAGAAGTTATAATTCATATTTTGAACTATGCTTTGAAAGATGTGCCGAAAGACGAAGAAATTATTGTGCTTTCAATGTATGACGGTATCGGAACAGGTCGCTATTGCCTTGACAAAATGGGCTTCACCAACGTGAAATATTATGCGAGCGAAATTGATAAATATGCTATCAAAATTGCACAAAGTAATTATCCCGATATTATAGAAATTGGCGACGCATATCAAGTCAGAGAAGACGATTGGAGTTTAGAAAAAATTATCAAAAATAATGAAAAGAATAAATGTTAAAAAATATTGTAGTACAAGCCGACTTATTTAAGGAATTAGGAGTAGAAAGTGAAGAAAGGAACGAAAATTAAGATTAAAAAAGTAATCGTAACGTGTTGGTTAGACCTTTTATTGTCGATATTGTCTATAATCCCAATGATACTCGCGATTGATTTTATTGACAACAAGGCGATTAAAATTGCTATATATTGCATAAACGGTGTGTTGACAGTTATTCATTTAGTCGATTTCTATGAAGATATAAGAGAGAGTATTGGTTTTTGCAGAGCGTTTGATTATGCGCAAGCAAAACTCCAAAAAGTATTTGAATGGCAAAAGGACCACCCCGACTGCGATATAAAGTTATATCGTGATAATGACGATACGGAGAATAATTGAAATGGACATAAACATTATTGCGACAGGAAGTGGCGGTAACTGTATAAGGGTAAGCGACAACAAAACTCAACTTTTGTTTGACGTGGGAATACCATTTAAGCAAATACAAAAATCATTAAATTATGATTTGACGGGCTACAGCGTACTTGTAAGCCACAAACACGGCGACCACAGTAAATCACTCAAAGACTTTTATAATCGTGGAAATGAAGTGTTTTGCGGTGCTGAAACAGCGAGAGATATATTGCATTTGGATGGAAACAACGACGGAACATTTGGCACAACAAATCTCCACATTTTAGAAAATCTAAAACAATATACCATAGGCAGTTTTGCGGTAAGAGCATTTAGTGTTAAACATATCAATAGCGACTTTTCTGACTGCGAAAATTTTGGGTTTATTGCATATAGCACAATCACAAAAGAAACGCTTGTCTATATGACCGACTTTATGTATTGTGAATACAAGTTGCCACAGGCTGATTATTATTTAATCGAGTGTAACTATGAAGATGGTTTGCTTGAAAATGAAGATATAAATAGGACTGTGCAAATCCGCAGGCTGAAATCGCATTGTAGTTTATCAACGTTTTGTGACTTATTGGATAAAACTGATTTGTCTAAATGCAAGAAACTATATATAATCCACACTTCGCAGAATGCGGACAAGGAACTCATTAAGAATACTATCATAGCACGTTACGGCGTATTAACAGGAATGGCATAATATGGAAAAAAACAAGATTTATAACATAGACTGTATTGAAGGTATGAAAAAAATGTTAGGGGGGGGGGGG